ATTACCAACCCCAGACTGAGAAGAAACCACCACTACGAAGGACGATGAGAGTCAAAATCCCACTTAGAAAGAAGACAAGTCCTGTACCGATATTCTTCCCCTGCTTTGCTGCATCGAAAGCAAAGTTTTTCGGGTTATAAATCCTATGAACAGTAACACTAGAACCATATATGAAACGTATCAATCCATTGAATACCATATATACATTCCAAATCAACATCCAATACTGAGGCCACATAGTTTACTTACCTTTGTTTTTGTTGAGTTTACCAACATCCGCCGTTGGAGAAGCGCCGATACCCGCAAGATCGGCCAGACTTCCGCCGTAAACCATCGTGCCGGTGTGATTTGTCTTCATCCATGGGCAAAGCCAGATATGCAGACCGATCTGTTGGATTTTCTGGGAGAACCAATAATCCTCGGAAAGATATCTCTTAGAAGAACGACTGAAGGCATTGTTATACTCTTCTAAGAGCGTTGTCAAGTCGGCCTGAAGACCGGCTAGAACCTTTGTGTCTTCGGCTTCCTTGGTCTTCTCAAGCGCCATCACGACGCGATTTTTAAAGACGTTCAAATCAGGAACGTCGATTTCTGCCTGAAAGAACTGGCAAATCTCTCTTGAACCGTCGAAATGCTCAGTACGAACATGATCTGGACGATACATATATTGAGGGAAAGACTCCTGAAACTTGACCAAGGTGCTGCGGCGGATCATCATGAATCCGGTCCCACCTTCTAGAATTTCACAAGGCTCTCCAATCGGAATGTTGCCGGTTCCCGACTTGGGATTGAACACGAAGTCACCAACGAACTTATCCAGAACTTGGGGATTCTCGTCGTTGGGTCCACAGACGCCTGAATTGACGGCCTGAACGATCTTCTCCCAGCTAATGCACTTCTTGGGGTAAGGAGCACAAAGCACATCGTATGGTGAATCATCGGTCATGATGCCCATCATGGCGATAACATCGCCGGGATCGAAGCCGATGTCGGCGTCTAGGAACAGAAGATAATCCATCTTCGAACGAAGAAATTCATCGACGCAGTAATTACGGGCTCTGGTAATCAGAGACTCGTTGAAAAGTGCAAAGAATTGAAGTTCAATATTATAACGTGTGCAGATGGCCGTCAGGTCGGCCATTGATTTGGTATACATACCACCACACATACCGCCATACATTGGCGTAGCAACAAATAATTTCTTCTTGGCCAATTCCTCATGAGTTAACTTAATTTCCATATGGTTTTATATTTCCTTTTCTTGTTTTTGGGATTTTCTTGTTAGGATCAGTCTATTATTTTTCATTACTGAATCCCACTCTTCCATGTCGATTGTAACCGTATTCCAGTTGTCACTTATCTTTATTGCATACTCAGATAAGATATATCCGGCCAAACTTATATCGATATCCGCGACATGTATAGATGAAATTCCTGTTGTCGTTGTCCATGGTGCTACGTAATCTTTAAACATTAGAATTTTTTGCCACCCCTTTTTTCACGGTTCTCAACCTTATGGTCGGCGCGAGTGGTGTTATAAAGAAACTTTTCCACCACGGCCCCACCGATATCCAACCCCTGTTGTGCGGCAAGATCGAAGATGCGTATCACGGCGTCGGCCAGTTCGGCCTCAATTCCCTTGCGGTTCGGTAGATGGTCATCCATCAGGCCCTTGCGCTGCGCCTCCAACGCCTCGGATAGTTCCGAATGAATCAGGGCAATCATGGTGGAAATGAGATAGTTTTCGAAGACCGGAACCAGCTTAGGCGCGTGTTCAGTCAAAATGCTGGTGATTTCATCGGACTTGTTACGCCAGCCCTGCTTGATATTGAAATCACCAACAATCTTCGACATTAAATTTAGGTTGTCACCATCATAGTCTGTAAGTTTCAAAACTCAATCCTTTGTGTAATAGTCTAGGTTACGGGGAGTATAGTTATCTAGCATCTCGACGCAGATATTATAACGACGAGCCATATTTGCGACTCGGGAATCTCCAATTTCATCATGAACGTGACCATAGAGATGGATGGAACCATGGAATTTCTTGTTCCACGACTCGATGGGATAGTGATCCATCACGACATGTTTGCTGTTATGAACGAATTCAAGCCGCGTGTGGATGGCCTTCCAGCCCAAATTTCTCGTCGCCGTATGGTCATGGTTGCCCAGCACCAATTCCTTATAACCCTTCAGGCGTTGAAATATTCCGGTATCACTCTTGTAGAACATGAAGTCGCCATTACAAATCACCCGATCTGTAGGTTCGACAACAGAATTCCAATTTTTAATCAGAGCCTCGTCCATCTCCGTGACGGAGGCGAAGGGGCGGTTACAAAACTTGATGATATTCGCGTGTCCAAAGTGTGGATCGGAGATTACCCATGTGTTTGTCATTCTAAAATTCCTTCTTCATTTTCATCATTCTACTTCAAAGACTTCAAACATGCAAGCAAAAACCCCTGCACGTCTTCAAAATTATTCTGGTCATTCAAACGGTCGATTCCGTTATATCCGTTAAGATAGGACATTCTGTTAAGAAAAGCTAACGTTTTTGTGTCGGCATCTAGCCTATAGGCGGCACCAAGAATACAAAACTTACAGGCATCTGCACTGGAAGGATCGAATAGCTGTATGTTATTTATATCCTTTGCGAGAGCATATTGACACCAATTCTCTTCTTTTTTGATTAATTCTGAAATATTTTCGATATCGGTACGAATAACCAGCTTGGCCTCTTCATAGTCTTTGTTAATGACAGGTTTCCTAGAAAAAGTCTTTGAAAGCCGACTTGTCAAGTTTCTTACTAGTATCATTTATAAATCTTTCCTTCTCTTCCTTAGTGTTGGACATGGTATTCTGGTCTGTCGCGCCGAGATTGAACAACTGCATCTTGGCCTTGTTAATCCCGACGAGAAACTTCTTATAGGTGTTCACGTCGTTATATCTATTTTTAATTTGAACGAACTGCATCTGACGATCCCGCTCTAGCTCTTCTGACGACATGAGAGCCCAGATATGATCCGCCGTCATGGCGGTGCCAAAGCTTTCAGAAACGTCTTCCATGCCGGGATCAGACGAGGTATAACCCGATCTATTAAATTGAGTCGCGGTGATAATCGGCACCGAGAATTCAACCGATAGACCACGGATTTCTTCACCCACCACCTTGACATATTCATAAATGCTGCCACCACCCATCTTCATGGTGGAGGAAAGACAGATATTCAGATAATCAATATAGATGATGTCGGGAACGAAATTCTTCTTTAATTTCAATTCCTTGATAACGGCCCGAAAGTTGGCCGAGCCAGCCTGTCGGGTAGGATATTCCTTGACGACTAGCCGTCCTGTCGTCTTGGCCTTCAATCTATTGATACTATTAACGAAATGTTCCTTTGGAAGCATTAGAAGTTGATCAACGTCCAAGTCCAGAATGTTCTCGTCAATACGCTGGGAAATCATCTCTTCAGACATTTCCAAGGTGATATAAAGGACGTTCTTTCCCTGAAGAAGATTATTGGCGGCGAAGGCACACATGACGAAGGATTTACCGACACCGGGACCGGCCATCAGGATCGTCAACGTCTTCTGAGACACGCCCCCCTTGGTGATCTTATTTAAGATATCGATATCAAAAGAAATCTTGTTCTGAATCTGGTGATAATATTCAAAACGAGACTCGGCATCATCAAGATAATCATGCCCAATACTGTTGTCGAAAGTGATGGCACAGGCCTGCGACATGATGTCTGGAATAGCGCCACGATCAAGCTTACCATCCTTGTCGTCGCAAATCTGAATAGACTTCAGGAGGGCTAGGTAGATGGCCCTGTTCTTGGCGAATTTCTCCGTCTCATTGAAGAGCCAATCAACGCTTGTGGCCGGATCAATCTCCAGTTCATCCACAATTTTCTTGCACTCTTCAAATTGTGTGTCATTGACCTTATCCTTGTTGGAAAGATCGATCCATGCTGCTTCTTTTGAAGGTAGTGTGTTATATTTCGCGATGTAGCTACCAATAACGTCAAAGACGATCCTATCATGAGCATCCTCGAAATATTCCGGCTTGATATATGGAAGTACCTTCCTCGTGTACTGTTCATTGAACATGAGGTTGGATAAGATGATCCTATCGAAATTGATGATGAAGTTCCTTCTAATTACCTATTTTTAGGAACGTAACATCCGGTCTCTTGAAAACCTGGGAAGGCCTTCGGAGTTGAATTCTGGATGAAAATCCCTCTTTTTCTTAGACCCTGAATTGTATCATAGTTCAAGACGGCAATCCAGACCGGATTTGAATTTCTTTCAAAATCCACATTGACGGTATCAAATTTGACATCAGCACCGAACCCGGTTCCCAGACTGGCGGTAGCATCCATATCACTCGCATAGGTGATGATGGTTCTGCCGCTAGTCTTCACTTCATTACCAACAAAACCTGTTGAATTTCTAAGAGCACCCATATTTTGAGCAGGCA